ATTTTGGCACGCTTCTCGCGCAGAACCTGAATTTTCGACATTATCCCAACTCCAAAATGTTCAGCGCGAGCGCGCGCCGTTGACGGTCGCCGGTAGGCGCGGGCGCCCCGTATGCCGCTAAAGTTTGATCCATTGTGCGTATCGCGTCAACCATGCCGGCTTTTTTGGCCGCCTCCGCGGTCAGCACCCGCCCGAGGCCGAACTGCTCGCCCTGCACAGCGGCCGCGTCAATGCCCCGGCCCGCCGCCACGTTGCCCGTAAACTGTTGATACGCGTGATCTACTAAGCCCTGAAAATACGCGCGGCTTTCATCGGTCAAGGGTTCGAACTGGTTGCCAAATGTTTTATCCCGGCCGGCCTGGATAAATTCCACGTCCACGCCAGCTGACTCAAACATGCGGCCGACATTAGCGTGCATCATGTAAACCCCGACGGACCCAGTCAGGCCGCTAGGGGCTGTTACGATCTCATCGGCCGCGGACGCGAGCCAGTAGCCGGCTGATGCGGCCAGGTGGTCAACCTGGGCGATAATGGGCTTTTTGCCCCGCAACGCCATTATGTCCGCGTGCGCTTCAGACAACCCGGTGGTCGAACCGCCCGGCGTGTTATATGCGTGGATGACTGCCTTAACGTCTGGATCCCGCACCGCATCCGCCGTAAGGGCCACTAGCGTCTGCACGGACGTGGCGTAACCGTAGGCCTCCCAAGGGGTGCGCTTCGCGGTGATCACCCCCTGCACGGGGATGACTGCGATGGCCCCGGAACGAGCTGCGACAGACCGCTGTGTTTGCGGCGTAACCCGCGCCTCGGTGTCCGCGCCCTGAATTTCCGGCAGGCGGTGGCCCGCCATCATCGCATTCAGCCAGTCGCTCCAAAGGGCGACAGGTTCGCCTGCGATCAGCGCCAGCAGCTGGCTAATCGTCAACATTTTCGAGCCCTCCGGTTGGTTGTTGCGGCGTCTCGTCCACAGTGTCATCGCGTGGCAGGTCTTCTTTGCTGCGCGCCTCGGACGGTTTGAGCCAGCGGTTCGTGATACCTGATTCGTAAAACGCTGCCCGGGCCTGCATGTCGCCACGCAACAGCGCATTCATGTTGAACTTGACAAAATACCCCTGCTCGCGCTCGCGCTCGCTGAACAGTTTCAAATCGTATTCCGCTTCCCACGCTGTCGTCCAGGGCTCCAGAGCGTGGACGACAAACGCAATCAGCATTTGCTCCATCCCGGACCCCCACACGGTGCCCGGCTCGCTATGCTGCAACAGAAACAGCGGCACGTTGTAGATCCTGGCGATCTCGGAAATCTGAAACTCGCGGGTGCTGAGAAACTGAGCGTCGTCTGGCGGGATGGAAACCGGCACGTATTTCATCCCCTCCTCGAGCACTTTGATACGGTGCGCGTTATCAAGGCCCCCCGCCTGGTCCGCGTCCTCCGAGATGTTAGACCGGGCCTTGGCGCTCAGTTTGCCCGGGTGTTGCAAAAAACCGCCGGACCGAGCCTCGTTCGCAAAAAACTTTTCGCCGTAGGTTTCCGCCGCCTGGGCCAGGCCAACGGCGTTCCGGGCCTGCTGGATCGTGGACAGCCCAGTATACCCATCGAGCGAAACGTCCATGACGTGGACGACATTGTCGGACGCGAGCCGGAACGTTTGGCCGTCGACGGTAGTGCGGAAATCGAGTCGGTCCCCAGATTTATCTGGCCACGTCGACCAGGGCATGAGCGGCCACAGTCCAATGGCTTCCCCGGCCCCGTTGCGCTGAATCTCCTGATAGGCGTTACCCCATAGGCATGCGTGCGCCTGGCCCGTCTTTTTCAGATCGCGCGGGTTCATATATGGATTCGGGCGGCCCTTGAGCAGCCGGGCCACGCGGTGCGTCTTATCCTCGATCGCATCGCCCCTGGCATCTGGCCGGAAAACCTGCAGGGGGAACATGGCGACCGGGTTCGAAATGCGGTTAACTGCGGCGTAAACCGCAGTCAGGTTCATTGCTGAAAACTCAGTTACGCAAATGCCGGTGTTGGTCCGCCCACCGATCCGCCGGACGAGCCAGTGGTCGTCCGAACTGGCAGGTTGAGACGGGCCGAACAGGCCGGCAAAAATGCTCATTTACGTGGGGCCTTTCGCGATGCGGTCAGAGTCAGCCACAGGATTAGGCAGCCGCCGACGATAAACGCCGCGGGCTGGAAAATCTGCCAGACACCAAAACTGATAACACCAATAGACCCCAGCACGGCCAGATCCGCGATTGACACATCTTTCATTCTCAAACCTCCGTGAGCCCGCGTTCTTCATAGACCGATGCCTGATAAGCGCCGGTAACTGCAACCCCGATACACATCAGCAGGGCACACATGCCGTCAATTTTTTCTGACGATTTCCGTTTATCCGGTGCTGAGTTCATGTTCTGGTCATAGCGGGCAATCATGTTTGCTGCGTGCCATGTTAACACTGGGCTGCCCTCATGCACCAGATTGCCCGCGATATACGCCCGCTCGAGCGCCTGCATCGCTGGGTGGTATGAGCGGGGCCCCTGGATGAAATTAATCATAGGGACCTCCTGCTCCACCAGCCGGTTGACCAGGTCCGACGCGTTCCAGTCGTCATACGCGATAACCTCCGGCCGGAACCGTTCGTAGTCAGCCACAATGTCGCGCTCAATTATCGCGTAGTCCACCGTGTCGCCTGGCGTTACCTGCATATGCCCCGACTCAACCCAAGGGGCGTACTGGACTGTCCCGCGCGTGGTCCGCTGGTGGACTCCCTGCATCGGCACCCAGAACCGGCCCCATGTATAAAATTTACCCTCGGCCAGCCAGGTGAGGCGCCACGCCGTGGTATCTCGCGTACTCGCCAGGTCCAGCGCGGCCCAGCACGGGTAGTCCACCAGATAGTCAAAATCGAGTTTGCCTTCGCATTTTTTCCACCGGGCCAGATCCGTCCAGCCCTGGGCGTTCGCGCTCCGACGGTTACAGCGCTTGATCCGAAATTCCGCCGCTGCCCCGGGCATCTGCTTCGCCTCTATCGCTTCTTTGCGGATCGCATCCAGCAGCAGCGGGTTGGTGAGCAGCAGCGGGTTGGCTTTGACCCACGCTTTTTCGTCGTACTCGTCGTCGCTGTCGTCGAGCGCAAACACCAGGGCTAGCATATGGTCCGCGTCAACGACGCCCGCGAGCAGTTGTTCGGCGAAGCGGCGCAGTTCTGGCCAAGGCCCGGGGGTTTCATATCCCTCGGTTGTCACGTATAGCCACATTTGATTGCGGCGGGCGCCAGCAGCGGACTTCAGCACGTTGACGAGGTCGTGGGTTTTGTGGGCGTGGATCTCGTCGAGACAGACCGCCGACGGGTTCAGACCGTCCTGGGTAGAGGCTTTCGCCGAAATCGCTTTGAACGAGCCGTGGTTGCCATAACAAGCAATGGACCGGGCGAATGTCTCGACTAAAAATTCCTCTTTGAAATCGGGAGTTTTGTCGACCATGGCTTTAGCGACGTTCCAGACAATGCTGGCCTGGTCGTGCGTAGTGGCGGCGGTGACGACCTGGGGCCCGGTGTGGCCTTCGCAAACGAAACAGTACAGCAGGATGGCGGAGGCCAGGGCCGACTTTCCGTTCTTGCGGCCGATGGCGAGCAGCGCGTGGCTGAACCGGCGGCTGCCGTCGTGCCGCCGGAACCCGAACAGTTGCACGATAAAAAATACCTGGAACGGGTCGAGCACGATAGTCGGCGTGTCCCACTCGCCCTCAATGTGCGGCATCTCCTCTACGAAACCACAGGCGTCGTTAGCGTGCCACTCATCGAAAACAAATGGGGCGCTTCGTTTGCGACGGGATTTTTTCAGATCGGCCCGAAACCGCTTGGCGGCCAAGCGGATCCACTTGCAGAATTTCCGGCCTTTCCGATCCGCGATGGCGTCGTTAGCAAACTGCTCAGCGATTGCGACGTAGTCACGCACTCGGGCGTTGGCCAAATTTTCGGAACCGGTTGCCTTTCGGCTCTTCTGGATTCGTCTTCAGCCGGCTGGACGCCAGGGGGGTGAGGCCGAACTCATTGGCCAGGCCGCGATATTGGGCCAGATCCGAAGCGGTCGGGCTCGCGCCGGCGGCGTAGGCCTGTACGATTTTGCCGTAACAGGCGCAGAGCACGCCTAGGGCCTGGATGGAGCTTTCAGTCAGGAGCTTGTTGACCTGCAGGATCGGCGTGATACGGACCCACTCCTGAACGGCAAAGGCGTTCGGCAGCCACGCGGGCGGATCTGGGATTTCGTCAAGCGGCGTTTCGATCAGTAGCGGCTCGCCGTCGATGCGCCGGCTCGGCTGATCCGTTCCAGAAATCGATTTGAGGTGGCGGGGTTTCCTGGCGGTCACGGTGGTACTCCAAATTGACGAGCTGCACCGGTAAGTCTAAAACGGGGGTCCGGGAAAATCCAGTCCGGGGCAAAACTTTGAAACCGCACCTGCAAAAATGTGGT